AAATGACGGTATAATCAGAATAACGGATCAAACGCCTGACATTGAAGCCATTGGGGCTTTACTGCGGGCGTTTTTTGCATTTACATTTAGCCGCAAAGCCAATCAATTTACGGAAATCACTTTTCGCAATCGCAACGTGAAACCCATAGCCGATTCGGTGATTATTGTCACCCACAGGATGCCGGGGTCGATGGTTAAGGTGCAGACGGCTTTTCGGGCGGCGTGGGCGACAATGAACGCTAATCAACAAATGCGGGTGGTGATGATAATTGAGGATATTTTGAATGAGGAATAACCAGCAAAAAATAAGACCGCGTGAATTTATGGCTAACGAATTATGGGCTATGGGCTATACAGATTCGCAGATTGCCAAACGGATGACGATAAGCACAAGGACAGTGCAGGCTCATATTAGAAATTTCCGCGAACGTAATCAATGCCAATCACGACCAGATGTTTTTAAGTGGTTTCTGAAAAACATCTGGAAGTGGAGTATTGAAATTGAGTCGGGAGACAATGATAATCATTATCTCTGCTATCATTTTGTTTATGGTAATCGATCTTACAGTTGCACTTTACCGGCTGGCTGGGGCGGGAAAGTAGAATTATCAAGCCCATGAGTTTACCGAATGATGTAAAAGTTGCTATTGGGGTGCTGGCGGTGTTTGGTATTTTGCTTGTTTTTAATTGGCAACCAGGGGATGTAGAGCAAGAGCTATTTGTACCGGCATATGTTGCCAATCCCTATGACCTTAACGGCGATGGTTTTATCAGTGATGCCGATGCGGTGGTTTACACTGAGTTATTCGACCGCTTAAATTTTAACGGATACAGTCAGGTTGATATTTTTGACCAGGTGATGCTGGCAAGCGAAATGGAGCCAGTTGTTATGATTTATTTGCCGGTGATCTATAATGAGGAATGAGCATGGTCAATCTCTGGTCGAAATGGCCTTAATGACACCAATCCTCTTGATGATGTTTTTGGGCGTCTTTGAGGTTGGCTACGCTTTACGCAACGGTTTAATTGTCATTAACACGGCAAGGGAGGCCGCCCGCTTTGCCACTAAAGGCGAGAATCTAATTGTAACCGATGATAGCACAATCGGTTATGAGGGCGTTATCTCTCATAGTATCACCTCGGCAGCCGACCAATTGCAAGGCGAATTATACACGCCAGGCGAATCCGGTATGGTTATAAGCCAGATCATAGCCACCGTGACAATGACAGATTGCCAGTGTAATAATTACCACGTTCTCTACCCCGGCGAATTTGGCCGGGAGGATTTGAGCTACAGCACGGCACCTCAGTATACGAGCCGATTGGATTATCTGAGAGAGGCGCAAGAGGTTGGGGAGAGACACCGGGATATTGCTTGCCGTTATTTGGACGATGAGGGAAAGCCGACGATACCCGATGAACACATGGTCATTGTCGAAATGTGGTATAATAGTAAGCAGTTGTTAGGTGTACCGATTATCAGTAACCCGTTAACCGACCCGATACCGATTTATTCAAGGGCGGTTATGCGGAAAGTGGTAAGTAGGGAATGACACAGATTAAGACCGTTAAAGATTTGATACCGGATAATTGTAATATAAGGTATGTTAGTGTATAATATCATCAAATAAACCAGGTGATGATATTATGAAAAAGAAGACATATATTTATGCGCTTGTTGATCCATTTACGTCTATAGTAAGGTATGTTGGAAAATCAAATAATCCAAATGCCAGATTAAGAAGGCATATAAAGGATGGTAAGGACAATACAAAATCAGACCACAAAACAAATTGGATAGCTAAGATAATTAGACTTGGCAAGATTCCAGAATTACGTATTTTAGAAATTTGTGATTATAATAATTGGAAAATAAGAGAGAGGTATTGGATAAAAAAATTACGTGATTCCGGGTGTGATTTAACAAATAGTAAGGATGGTGGAGAAGGATTAAATTTATCTCAAGAATCCAGAGATAAAATGAGCAAAGCAAGAATTGGTAAGGTTCCACACAACAAGGGAAAAAAGACATCTGTTGATATAAGAAAAAAACAGAGTGAAGCCGCAAAGAAAAGATGGGAGAATATGTCAGATGAAGATAGGAATAATATACTAAAAAATCTTTCAAATGACGGTTCCCGCCCTGGGTGGAATCACACAAGGGAAGCTAAGGAAAAAATAAGCAAATCATTAATTGGGAACAAGAGAACTAAGGGGTATAAGCAGACAAACGAAACAAAAATGAAAAGGGCTGAATCACTCAAGGGGCATACTGTAACGAGAGAGACAAGAGAAAAAATAGCTAGAAAAAATAGATCATTAAGTATGGATCAGGCAAGAGAAATAAGAAACTTAATATTAAATGGTAAGCGACAAAGTGATATTGCAAAAATATATGGTGTTAGTAAAACAACCATAAACCAGATAAAATCGAATAAGAGTTACATTGAATATGACTAAAGAAATAAAGACCGTGGCTGATCTTTCACCGGATAGTCACAACGCCAACGCCGGCACCCCACGCGGCCAAAAGATGATTGAGGCCAGTATCCAGGAAGATGGCTTTGGGCGGCCTGTTCTAGTTGACAAAAACGGTAAATTGATTGCCGGGAATAAAACCATTCAGAGTGTAGCTGATGCCTTTGGAATTGATACAGAGGTTATACTGGTCAAGACGGACGGCAAAAAGGTAATAGTCCACCAAAGGGAAGATTTGGACTTGGACGATTTGAAGGGGTCGGCGCGGCGGTTGGCTTATCGTGATAACTTGACAAGTCACTTTTCTTTTGAGATGGAACCGGCGGTGGTATTGGCAGACTTTGAGGCCGGCTTTGACTTTGACGCGATAGGGTTAGAGGTTGGGGATTTGGCTGAGTTGTTGCCGGATGTTGATTTTGGGCAGAATGGTGACGGGGGGAAAGATACAGAGCCGCAGATAGACAAGGCCGAGGAGCTAAGGCAAAAGTGGGGCGTTGAGATTGGGCAGATGTGGCAATTGGGGGAGCATCGCTTGATTTGCGGTGATTGTACGGATGCGGCGGTTGTCGAGCGGGTGATGGGGGGAGAGAAGGCGGATATTGAAATACACGACCCGCCTTATGGGATGAATTTGGATACTGATTACTCCAAGATGCCAAGCGCAAAAAAAGGAGGCAATAAGGGTTATAAACCGGTTAAAGGTGACAATGTTGATTTTGACCCAAGTCATCTATTGTCATCCTCTGCAAATGAATTATTTTTGTGGGGTGCAGATTATTATTGTGAATTGATACCTAATAAAAATGAGGGGACTTGGCTTATTTGGGACAAGAGGGTTGAAGATAAATTTGACGAGATGATTGGGAGTGCGTTTGAGTTAGTATGGTCAAGGGTAAGGCACAAGAGGCAAATAATTAGATATAATAATACTTTATTTTCTGGAAATTCTGAGGCAAAAAATAAATTGCATCCTACCCAAAAGCCAACAGCCGTTTATGAATGGCTATTGAATAAATATAGCAAGGAAGGCGATATAAGCGCAGATTTTTATTTAGGCGCAGGCTCTCATTTGTTAGCCTGCCACAACCTAAACCGAAAAGCCAGAGCCATCGAAATCGACCCTGGCTATGTCGCTGTTACCCTGCAACGTTTCAAAGATCACACCGGCGTTAACCCAATTTTAATGGATTAACTTTAGCAGATTGCACAGTATAAAAAAAATGAGTGACACAAAGTACGACAGAGAGACAATTTTAGATGCAATTCGAGGCGAGGGCCGCTGGGCACCAACCGAACCCGGCAAGATTACCAACTCCTTTGGCAATATAACTATTATTGCCCAACGTTTGCAGGTGAGTCGTAACACCGTTTATGCTTATGCCCGCAAGTGGTCAACGATTGATGAGGCCATTAAAGAGGGTCGCGAAGCATTAGGTGATTTTGTTGAGAATAAGATGGCTCAAAAGATGCTGGGCGGCGATACCACAATGATTATCTTTTATGCCAAGACTCAGTTGAGGGGCAGGGGCTATGTGGAACGGCACGAATGGAGCGGCCCGGACGGTGGCGAAATTCCCATCCGTATAGTTGGCGGTGTGAATCTAGATGATGTATGAGATTCGCAACGGAAGGCCATCTGAGGCCGACTTTACATTTTACGGTGGGGCGCGTGAATTTGCCACTTATCACGGGCCGGAGGCATTATTGCACGGCCCAGCGGAAACCGGCAAGACGATAAGCGCCTTAAATAAGCTGCACATTTGCGCGTGTAAATATCCCGGAGCCAGTATTGTGATTGCCCGTAAAACACGAGCCAGCATTTACGGGTCGGTGTTGGTAACATTCAAGAATAAGGTGTTGGGGCCTAACCCGCCTTGCGAACCATACGGCGGGGAAAATGAGCCGAAATGGTTTGATTATACAAACAAGTCTAGGATTTGGATTGCCGGGTTTGATAAGTCATCAAAGGTGTTGTCAACAGAGCACGATATAATTTACATTAACCAGCCCGATGAGTGCAGTCTTGACGACTGGGAAACAGCAACAACTAGAACAACGGGCCGGGCCGGGAATATACCATACTCCCAAACGATAGGCGACCCGAATCCAACCTATCCCGGCCATTGGATGTATACACGAGGAAATATAAGGATTTTCTATTCAAAACACACCGAAAACCCGATGCTATACGACCAGTTAACCGGCA